ATGCCACTTTCTCTCGCAACTGACGGTACTCCGACTCGCTCAATGAGAGATCTAACGAATCCTGCGCTTCGAAAGAGCCCGCTCGCGATTTCTGCGATGGAGTCTCCGGAAAGGTATCGTTCAACTGCCTCACGAATTTCTGCATCTGACGCTGCTCTTCCTCGATTCTGCTTTTTACGTAGCGCTCTATACTCAACTTTATCTTCGTAATCATCAATGATCCGTTGTAGGCGGGTGGTATTGTATGCTATATTTAACATATCGCACGCGGCCTTCTTGGAAATAGGTTGGTTTCCACTCAATAAATCTATAACTTTCGATATATTCGTTTCGCTCAGGTTCTCGTAATCTTTCTTCTTTACTCGGCGTACCATCTTGTCTCCCAAAAATTTTGTCGTAGTTATTGCCAAACTCTTGCCATTTGACTTTTCTGTATCTACTGCCTTTACCTGCCACGGGGATCATCTCCTATAGACATACGCAAGTACCAAATTGCTTTCTTAGTATCTTGCTCTTTGTTGTTCTTGTTGTTTGCTCTCCAAATATATTTAAAAGCATTGAGGCGGCAGTATTCAGCGAATCCTTCTTCAGAGGTTGTTTGTCTCATCGCATCAATACATTCTACACCCTCGCGCTTGTAATGTAAAGGACTATTTACTGGGTCATGTACTAATTCTTTTTTCATGTTCGGGTCTTCACTATTGTTGATTTGATAATATCTACATGACTACCATCACGTAGTTTTACTACAATTCTATCCGAAGTGTTGTTTGCTCCGTGAACTACTTCACCTTCAACAAACAACTCTTCTTTTGTACGGTAGTGTAAATACCATATCTTCATTCCATAGCCTCTGCAACGTCTGGGAAGTGCGCTGCAATAATTTCCCAGCATTGATCTGCTACGATCATATGTTCTTTCTGAGTGCCGTGACCCCGCCGCAATTCACAATAGTGAATCCACGAGCGTAGACTACCAGCCATATAAAGTGTTGATTCTGTATTCCCTTCAGGCAGAACAGCACGAGCTTGTTCTTTTGCAATTCCGTTGTTCAATGCCCACTGATATGCCTCTTTCGATGCATTAATAACTTGTGCCTGCTTCATGTTCCAGTCTTCGTGCAGGCGTTCGTGTTGCGTCTTATTGCCGCCCTTTCCAAAGTCTTCAGTATCTTCTAGGTCAATACTGTTCTGTCGGTTCTTTGGGTCTTGTAACCGAGCGGCACGATATGTATGATTCTCCTGAACCGCATACCGTTGGCTAAACTCTTGAAAACTAAAACTGCGATGTCGTAACATCTGACGAGCAATATCTCGTGTAGTAATAATTTCCATGGTAATATGAACCATTTCGAAAGGAGACCAGTGACCGTGTTTGATAAGATATCGTAGTAGTCGCGGTGCGCTCTCATGGTGGTTTTGGTTTTCTGGATTACTTACTCGAGCAGCGTATGCTACTAACTCTTCAGCATTTACACAGCCGGTGAATACACTCGGCTTTGTTAGTCCAATTAAATTTACTTTGCTCATTCTAAGGATCCTTCTACTGTCATTATTGGCTCTAGCCAAAAATTAATTGCTATGCTTTTTCTTATTCCTTTTGTTACTTCTGTGACGCCGTGAGGCTTTGCGGAATCAAATACTACTAGTCTATTATTTATAGGCTTTATTTCTTTATTTTCCACTTGTAGCAAACCTCCTTCAACATCTTCGTTGCCAAAATATAGTATGGCACCAAACAAAGGATAAGACAGTTCCCCGGTTTCATTGTATTTTACTACATCGTAGTCTGAATGTATATCCAACGAGTATACTTGACCATCTTCTTCTTGAGTATCCATTCCTGGCATAAGCACTGTAGGCCAGTACTCATAACCATAGGCAGAATAGCAGGGATAGTTTTCCACTATCTCTGACTCTTCTAACATTCTTTCTACTATGTACGAACCAATACTTCCTTTTGAGTCTACTTTTTCAAAACCATTGAAGTCTGCTTTTCGAAAATAAAAAGACTTATCTTCCCAAAACTTAGAGTAGTTTATAGCCTGTAATGCTTTATCATCTGTTAAAAAATTATCTATTACTATCACGCTCTCGTGATCCTTTGTTCGTAGTCAGCAAGAGACTCATCCCACCAAGGGGGAGTTGATCTGCCTGTCCAACTGGCAAAAGTAGCCTTGTCAAGATGATAATAGTCACGGTAAGACTGTATGGGATCATCATAGTTTTTGAGGACTTCAGGCATTGCAAGTCCAAACGTGGTGAACCCCACTCGTTCAAGGTTGATTGGGTCAGGTAATTTGTTGATGACTTGCCAAAATGATTTGTGTTCTTTACCGTAGCGATATCTATATTCCTCTGCTAGTGCGTGTGAATAGCACCAAGTCCACTCGTAGTTATCAAGAGATGATCGTGTCCATATTGTACTTGGGTGATTGTACATCATGCCAAGATATGGTGTTAGTTTGCGCTCCTCTGGTTTGAAAGGTTTTTCTTCTTTCTTGTATTCATTGAGTACTGCGGCTTCGTCCTTTTCAAGAGCGCGAGGTACAAAGCCGAGCAGTTGATCCACCCAGATAGCAGTACACAATAGTTGTGCGGCTTCGAGAATCATTTTGTTGACGTGTTTGTCTACATGATACTCAGCGCACTTGTCCAAGTCTTCATCAAGGTAGAATAAGTTCATTAATTGCCTTCGCGTAGTTTGTTAAGAATATATGCAGGATCAGTAAACATATAGGGATCTCCCTTAGCGTTGTCTTCTTTTCCTTCTTCAATGAACCAATCTGTAATTGAACCATTGTCTACAATACAGGCATAGCGCCATGAACGACGACCGAATCCAAGGTTGTCCTTATCAACAATCATCTGCATAGCTTCGGTAAAGTTTCCATTACCGTCTGGAATTACAATAACATTCTCAAGGCTCTGCTCTCTTCCCCAAGCATTACATACAAATGCATCATTCACTGTGAAACAAAATATTTCATCAATGTCTTCTGCATAGATATCTTCTGCAAGCTGCTCAAATGAGGGCAGCTGGTAGGTAGAGCAGGTTGGCGTGAAAGCGCCGGGCAGGGAAAAGAGCAGTACTCGCTGTCCTGCAAATAAATCCCATGTGTTTATATCAAGCCAGTAAAACTCTTTTGTTTCTTCATTATAGGCTCGGGTGTGAAATGTTACTGAAGGTACCATCTCAGGTAGAGAGCGCCAATAGCCTTTTTCTTCATACTGTTGGCGCTCATGTTCTGTGCAATAAATTGCCATGTTTATACGTTCTCCATCCGTGTCATTAATCTTTCAGCTCGATTTCCAACTTGGCGGTGCCAAAGCGAGTCTCGGCCTTCTATTCCTGCTGTAGTCCAGTCACCGACTTCAAGTGCGGCATTGAACTTCTTAAACTTTGAAAGACGAGGGCGTCCTAAATTAAACATCATATTTACAAGAATTTCTTGCACTTCTCCGGGAAACCCTTCCCAAATGTCTGCACCGTAAAGTGCAACGCACTCACTTACAGCCACATCGAGATCGCTTTTAAAGCACTCGAGCGCTCGCTCAACTGAGACGGGCTCTCCGACTTCGTATCCGTGCTCTGGATCTGACTCAAGCACGAGATGTCCCACTCCGAAGGTCTTGTACCCAAGGTGGTCCAAATAAATTTCGCAAACAAATCCTTCATCAATTTTAAGTTGTTCATATACACGTTCTACGTTCATTATACTGCTCCAAACTCTGAAAAAATCAAAGCTATTGTGGTAATTGTCCACATTATAAGAAAATAGTTTCCATATCTATTTACTGGATTCCATATGCTGTTGTTCCTTATCTTCATTACTTCTGGTTCTCTGTTGCCCTTTTTAAGGGTCTGTTTGTTGAGGCAACTTCGATAAAGGCGTCGCCCCTAGCCTTCGTCATCTACTTCCAATACGCCTGTGTCAATCAGATACTGTACTGTTCCTTCAATACCGTCTCGTCTTCCAAGATGGAATGCAGTTTGTGCACACCCCCATAAACATAGGGCAAAGACGAT